CTGCTCGGCTTGGATATTGTTGCTGTAGCCGGTGATTACAGCTTTTGTAGTTTTGAATAAAAGGTAGTCGGTGACTCGGTCCTTTATTTCTATCTCTAGATACTTATGAAAAAGGAAGGACAAGGCCGATGGCACGATTTGCATCTCGACGAAACCTTTGTGGGCTAAATACAAACCTCCTATAGTTCCTTCCACGGTCACTTTCTTGGGAGCCAGTTCTTGAGGGAAGTAGTCGTCGATGCCGAATATTTCGTCTTGCTGGGAGTTGACACGGTATTGGATGGAAGTAGCGAAAGCAGCTAACTTGCCGTTTATCCTGACTGTAGCCCTGGGTCCACTTGAGTGTTTGGCTGCGGGTGCTATATCGAGTAAACCCTGGACGTTACTGACTAAATTATCGGTGACGGTACCTTGATTTATACTAGTTACCGAGTTGGCATTGTCTCCGCCGAAAGGAGTAAATCCCATACGTTCTCCTTTAGGTTGAAGGCTGGCCAACGCCAGACTCTGAAGCTAGGAAAGTGTCCTCGTCCGCGTAACAAGCTGCGAATGTAAAGGTCTGAACACCAGTACCACGCTTCGTCATTACGAAATCTGTACCAGTGATTCTACAGTTCCTGATCCTAGCTACCATACCTTGATCCATGGCCGTACTCACCGAGGTCTTTGCTTTTTGGAACAGCTCAACGTCGAAGAACTGAGGCCAATATAACTTACTGGGGTCCAGGCTTTGGTCAGCCCGACCATTAACCATCGAAGACCCAGCTACCGAGTTCAAAGCTTTTTCATTAGCTTTGTGCTTGGTGTTGTTGATGTTCCAAGCTCCTAGGCCGTTGCCCGCGGCCTCCACTCCAGTTGGGACCTCGATGAGGTTTTGGTGGTGCCTAGTTAAATGTCTCCCGTACTTCAAGTCGTCTTCCGCTTTTTGGGTTTCGCTCGGGGTGATCACCGTGCCTTGCTTTAGGTACTCACTTAAGTTCTTGGTATATTTGATGATTCTGAAACTACCGGTCACATCATAAGCCAAAGGTTCTATGGTGAAACTCTCGAACATACCCAGGACCTTAGGAGTAGCATGTTTGACCTTGATAGAGTAGGCGAAGTCGGTGCAAAACGCCATCGTAACGCCGCTGACTTTGATCAGGGCATTCGCGCCATTTAAAAAAAACGGAGTTAGACTCATACCTCGTGGCTCCTGTGGTTCCTACCCCTATCTTAATATAAAAAAAGTCAGGACCATCATAGACGATCCCGACCTATAAATAGGATGTAAGGATTAAGCTATAGAAGCCACACCTCTTTCTTGGATTTCTGTGGCTACAAAGCTGTAGGCATCGACCATGACGCCGCGTTTCGTGAGGGCATTACCACGTCGAGTTAGTCTACAATTCTTGATCGTATACAACTGATCCCAAGAAGTCGTAGCTGCAGAACCGGCTAGCTCGGTTGACTTAACAAATACGATCAAGTCGAAGGTTTCAGAAGCCATATAAGCTTCTGGGTCGAAGTGGGCACCGAATTTAGCATAGTTTTGGGCGATGTCGTTGGCCGCGTTGCCGACGTTGACGTTCGAGTAGGTTGTGTCAGCTGTAGTAAGGGTACCAGCCAAGCCAGCAGTTCTCATCTGCTTGCCCGTGTATCGCATGACGTTCATTGACCCAGCTACAGAGTAGGCAACTGGCTCGTAGGAAATGATTTGTATTTTGCCGATGGCTTCTATGGGGACAACTGTCACATCGACTGTGAAGTTGACATCAGACGCGAATGCGAGGATGTAGTTCGTGTCTGCGATCGCCAGTTTCGCATTGGCGCCGCTTACGAAAGCGGGTCGTAAACTCATATTATACTCTCCTTATGTGCGGTATCAGTCCGCTACTCATGATAGCTATCCAAAATGGATACTGATACCATTCTAACACAAGTCGAGTCAACTAGTTTTCAACCTAATTTTTAGTATATAATCTAGTACTTCCTCAGAAGTTTCGATAAAGTCAGTGGGTTCTCTATCGATCTATCCATTCTCTTCCTAGTAATTCCATACATTTAATTTCGCCTTCTGGCGTTTTCTTATCACTTTTTGAATAGTTATCTGTACTAGGAGCCCAATTACTATAATGTTGCAACTTTATTAGTTCTTCTTCATTCTGGGCCTGTGCACAAGGACAGATATGATCTAATGTCCATACTTCACCGTGATTTTCCCAGTTCATTTTGGGGGTAAACAAAGATTGTATATAATCAAAAAATGTCTGAAAATCGCAATCTAATAGTGTAGCAGTCTTAGACCTCTTAGTATATCCACGCAATACAAACATATGATTATATACTAAACTTCGTATATTACTCATAAATTTAAATAATGGGTCAGAGACTTTCTTGGCTTTTTGATATTCACTCACCTTATCTAAGTATTCTCTTTTGTGTGCCTCTCTCCATTTATAGGTAGCATCACGGTGGCGCTCTTTATTTTCCCTATTCCACCCCTTCCTATTTTCTTTTTCTCTTTCTTGGTTATTTTTCTTCCATTCTTTGGATCTAGCAGTAAGGCATTTACGACATTTAGAAGTTACTCCGAATTTACCTTTAGCTTCTTTTGCAAAGGCCTCTAATGGTAACTCTATATGGCATGTAGTACATATTTTTGTTTGCATAAGAAAAGTCCTCCTAGGAGAGGTTATGCCCAGGAGGACTAAGGAGAAGTTGAGGAATATTGACTAGTTAGGCTGTGGCTCGCTGTAAAACTAATTGTACCAAACAGAAGTCGACGCCTTCTACAAGCTTCAGTACCACATCAACATAAATAGTATTTCCTACTATCTTAATTACCAAGTTTTTGAAACCTTGTGGAGCATCACTTGTACTAACTGTCAGTCCCTGACCTTTCAATGCATTCAATATCGAAGTGGCTGTACCAGTAACGTCAGCGACTGTGATGGTGTTCTTCTTGCCAACGTAGATGTCTTCCAGACCTTGTCTGAGGTTTTGCGCACAAATATCGGCAGCATAGATCACATTAGCTCTGTTCCATACCCAGTTACTGTCCACGCCATAAGTAGTGTTGTCTTGTGCTACTCGGAAACCGCCTGTTGATCGTTCCTGCATATAAGTGATACCGGCTTGAACTGCATCTTCACCTTGGGTATCTGGATCGAAGTCGAGTACGATGTCTACTTCTGGGGTAGTCATGGCTTGTGGGGTGTGTCTGATACCAGAAGTGTTTAGGAACTTGAAAGTCATTGGCTCACCGATAGGAGCACCACATCTTCCACCAGTTAAGAGAGCTGCTAAGGCCCATGGTTGGAACCACTTGACTGTTCCCGTAGAATCGGCTTGTCGGCAGTCTTGGATAACGAGTTGTGTTCTTCCATCAGAGGGTTGAGCTGAGGTTTCTTTGCAAGACGTATAGTCAGCTTTGATCGAGAGCACGGCTTGTCTTTCACTTCGTTTCTTGACTGTCTTCGTCAATGAAATGTGAGTCTTAACAGCTTGATGAACAGCGGCGATCGTGTAGGTACTCTGAGAGTCAGTAAGTCCATCAGCGATATCATCTAAAGCATCTCGTGAGAATAGTGGGAGGATGAAGTTGACTTTGAACTTCGTGAAGGCGTCGAGAGCAGCCACGATATCGGCTGAAGTTGTTTTGCCTTTGGCTCCACCCGTAAGGAGAGTCTCTGTTAAAGCAGCTGGTAGGCCTTTAACTGCTGGATTCAATAGGTCTGCTATAGCAGAGTTAGCTACTGCTGACTGTACTTCTGCAGCGTCTTTCTTGATCATAGCGGGCATGCCAGCGGGGGACAAAGCGCCGATAGCTGAGATATGGTCTAAAGCAGCTGGGGATAAGTTACCATAAAGGGTACTGCCAAGAGCACAAGACCAACCTGGAAGAGTATTGATAGTATCTACGATGTCATTCAAAGTTACGTAGTTTGCCTTCAACAAAGTAATTGCAGTTCCTGGAGTAGGGGTGAGGATGATAGAGGTGGCGCTGACTGCAACTGTAGCAGCTGTACCAGTGGAGCAACCAATTGAAAGTACTACGTTTCCACCGATGTCGCTCGTTTCCGTCATGAGGTCTCGTGGCTGTTTGATCTTCACAATGATTGAAGCTTCTGTAGCGGATACTGTAGTACCAGCTGTAAGACCGAGGTTTGTTAGGTCCGCACCTATTAGCTCCATCGACTTGGCATAGCCGTTCTGGTAGGCTGTGACATCAGCATTCATAGTCAAAACGATCGTTCCGGCTAGAGTACCAGCTGTTACCGTAACTCCAGCAGTAGCAGCAATCAAGAGTGCATTAAGTTCTGTGATCAAAGTAGCTCTGTCAGCATGGTCAGCGGGAGTACTGCTAAGAGTGATGACATGCTTAACACCATTTACATAGATGTCAAATGTCTTAGTATTTAAAGCAGCCCCAAAAATCGTGATAGCTGAACTAGTTACCGTAGGAGCGACTTCAGTGGTAGAGATGATTTCAGTTGTCATTCTGTTTCCGCCAATACCCCATTCCTTAGCTCGAAGAGTGCCATATGTGTTTGCTAGGGCCAGAGAAGCTCGGGTAGAGTTATTAGTCTTATAGAACCAAATACTCTGGGCTCCGTTAGGGATAGCAGCATCAGCAGCTGGAGCAAACAAGAAAGCCGAAGAATCAACAATCGGGCCAGACCTGTATTTGGCTCTGATAGTCGAGAGTTGGTCAGCCGTGAAGCGGTTGTTGCGAATACTGGCTTCAGAAGCGCCTGGTGCACCTGCATCTGCTTCGCCAATGACAGCAACTAAACCGGCGGGGCCAATAGGAAAGCCACCGCCTACGTCTACGGTAGTCGTAGAGTAGCCGCCGTCGTTATAAATCGTTGCTCCGCCAAAACTTACGCTAATAGCCATATTATTTCTCCTTCATTCCTAGTTGAATTAAGTCGTCTTTCATTAATACTCTCTTGGGGATATCAGGATTGTCTCGACAAAATAATGTCCACTTTTCTAATCCCACTTCAGTCCAATACCCCTTTATCTCTACTATTATATCTCCATCATCAAGCTTAAAATCCGGCGAAAACATCTTACCATTGGATAACTTAAATATCGCCTCGTATGACCATCCCATTCCATTATTATCCATCCAAGTGGCATAGAATAACTCATAGGAGCTTCTCATCTTAAAGTAGCCTTTTGGACCGTCATATTGAAATGTTCTTCCCTTCCATTTTGGTGGTCTACCGACGTTCTTAGCAGACAGAATGTTTATCGTTTCTTGAGTGTGATGCTTACCAAGGAAAGTATTGCCATTTATTCTGTCGTACTCTGCCCGAGAAACAGATATCTTGTCCTTGGTCTCTTGGGTGTGGTACTTGCCTTTAAGTGGGTGGGTACCGCCGTTTGCTATGTAATGGTTTTCGCTCATCTTTCTCTTAGTTTCTTCGCTGAACTTACGGCCGGTATGGGTGACATGCCCAAAACACTTCTTGCATAACTTATCGGCATAAGTCTTGCGCTTGTATCCTCTGTCACACCCACATCTATTACAATAGCAGCGATATAACCATCGAGTTTTATTAGTCTCCTGCTTTAAGACCTTATCCTCTAGGTCGATCATACTTCATACCCAAACAATCTCATAGCTGAGTTGAATGCCTCTAAAGTTGCATATCTCTTCAGTCCCCTAGACTTGAAATCAGCCCAGACTATTTCTTTCATATGCGGTTTGAGTTTAAGGGTCTCAGCAATACTTTTCCACCAAATTTCAAAGTCAAGAGGGGCGTTCACTATAACTTCTTGCTTTTCTTTGAGTTTCTTCTTAGCCATCTCTTCCTCCTTGATTTTCTTCAATAAAGCCATATCACTAGGTCTCATATCATTTGATCCCGCGTTATTAGATGTCATATCTTAGTCCTCTGTATTTGATTCAAAAGATAGTTCCGTATCAATTGAATCGACGGTTGTGTAAGGTTGCATTGTCCAAAAGTTATTAGAAGTACACCTCATTCTTATCCACCTGGTCCAAATATTCTCTACCGAGTATTGTTCTGCCCTGTCCCAGTCTGAAGCAGTGTAGGTCTGAAGCTGCATACCCAAATTTATGAACTCTTGTTTCCTAGTAAAAAGGATGTAGGAAGTGATGTAGTAGAGCCATAACACTTGGTCAGAGGTCTTACTGGCATGTATGCCGATATCGATCTGGCAATTGAAGTTAGCCACACCTACCATACCATTCTCGTCCATACCCCAGATGTCGCCCATAGCAGCTTTAGACTCGTCCTCCGATTCTTGTGCTAAGTGAACACTTATGCAGGGAATCCTTTCGGCGTTGAAAGACCATGCGTGAAGTACAGGTACTTTTGTCTGTGCGAACCAAGACTTAATTTTAGCCGTATAAGTCGGGCCATAGTCACTGACCAAATAATCTTCATTGAGATACCCGAAGATTTCGTCGATCAGAGCCAGGTTGCCTTTTATACCAGCCATCCCGTTCTCTAGAATCTTTTGCACCCCAATTTGGGGCATTGTCCACATATGTTAACCTCCATATTTCTTTATCGTTGTCGATACTATATCTTCTATTGTACTCGACAGTTGTGAGTTGATGTCCGCCAAAACCATAGTAAAATTAGCTTCTTTCCCCGGTTTCACCCACTGGGTTGATGCGTTTTGGAGGTTAGTTACGGTTCTAAAACCTTCTAGTGTTCTAGGGTTGTCTGCTGTTTTCTTTGCCTTAGTTGGTCGGCCCTGATTAAAGGAGTCTACATAGTCTTTAGCACTGGAAGTAGGGTCGGGTGACCGATTTTCAGATGCGACGTTAGAGTTGAAGGTATCTTTCATGGACTGCACCTTCTCAGCTCTATTCCTAAGATAGTCGTCAGAAGACCTCAAGTTAACCGTCTTCATAATGGGGATGACTTTATATTCTTTACCATCTTTCTTAGATATTTTAGGGGCTTTACCACTACCTAGTAGTTTATTCAACATAGGAAAGGGAGGTTCAGAGAAGTCAGACTTGCCCGAGTCAGTTGTAACCTTAAAGTGGTTGCCCATATCCTTAGCGGTAAGTTCCATTAGAAAAGGGAGCGATTTCTTATCTATACCGGCAGCTTCAGCTTCTAAAAGTGCAGCTCTGACGGCACCTGCTATGGCAGCATTCATCTCGGCCGAGGCCTGGTCACATAATACATCAACTTGCTGGGGATCTACACCTTCTAGATATAATTTTTGTCTTAGGTTGGATAAGGCTTGGTAGGCATCCATAAGCTACTTCCCCTTTTTGAGGGCTTTCACTTTCATATCATTCATGAAATTAGTCTTATCCATCCCATTCCAGTCGCCATCGAATGTGATTTCGATCTTACCACTCGGGTGGATAACTACTTTAGGCTTAGTCAAGTACATATAATCGCTATTGTATACTTGTTCCGGGTTTTTAGGACTAGTGGAGAATGCCTCTACCTTAGAAGGTCTCTTAGACATCTCTTCGACTAGATTTTGTAGTTGTAGCAGCTTATCATGGAGTGCATCTATTTCTACCCCAGCCAGTCTAGCAAGTTCATTGTGCTTGACGGCCGTATCAGTCACGAAATCTTCTAGCTTATCAAACAGTTTCATCAATTTTTGTTCGACTTGCTGTAGGTCAACAGCTACTCCACTTCGTATTTCAGAACGGATATGTTCCATCTCACTATAGATGTTGGAGATGTTGTGTTTCTTATAATTGTCCACTAGATCTTTGAGCTTTTCCTGAGATTCTGGATCACTAACTGAATCAGTCAACTTGTCTAAGTAAGCTTCATCCTTAGGGGAGTACCATTCAAAAATACTCATAAGTTCAGCTGTCATCTCGGGGAGAGTCTTATTAGTCCATTGGTGTACTTGCTTGTGGCCATCAACTACCCGACCAGAATAACAATCATTAGTATGTTTTCGTATAGATATTGTGTAGTTATCAAATTTGACATCTTTGAAATCTTCATCACCCATGTCTTTAGTCGTAGCTCTAAGGAAACGAAACGTAGAGTTGCCAACTAGCTTTATAGCGTCGCCATGGGTTATTTGAGTGGTATTTTCTTTGTCCCTGACTATGTTCTTATTCAGTTCTTCCTGCATAAGGTCGTCTAATGACTTGAACTTTGACTTCTTGACCGACTCGTCTTTCCACTTACCACCCCACATCTCTTTACCCTTACTTTCGGGTAGATCCTTCTCAGAGACAGCCATATTATATTTATTGGCCACAGACTTAGGCATCCTATCCCCACGAGAAGATAATCCAGGCTCACCACTGATTATGGCGACGAGGTATCGGTATTGGCGTCTGCTAATTGGATCTGGCATCATAGGCTCCTAACGAATCATATCCTTAACTATTATAACCTCAAGGAAGCTGTTAAGTTACTGTCCCTCCCGTTCTGGACTATTCCTAAGGTAATCTCTTCTAACTAATATACTTTGGGGAAGTCTTCTGGCCATTTTGGATCCATCGGCTTGGACTTCCTGGGTGATCCGAAGTTCTCTCAAATGCTGGATTACTGTATATACAGGATGAGCAAAGTAACTTATAGCAAAGATTTCACCTTTTTGGATCATATTATTATACTGGGGCTCATGTCCAACGACCCACTTGATATCTCCGGTGGAAGTAAGTGTAAAATCAGTGCCTTGGATGTACTTCTTGACTAGACTACCTACTGCCGATCCAACAAAATCAGTCTTTTGGATAGGATAGCGGACTGATTGGGTTTTAGCTACATTAGGAATATACTCTTTAAGCTCCCACATCCTGACTGTAAAGTCGGGTATCATGATCTGGTCTAGGGTGTTAAACTCAGCCTGGGTTCCATCTGCATACTCAGTAGGCATAGTAATCAAGGCTTGACCTACTTCCCAGACCCCGTGGTGTTCGAAGGCCTTGTCTAGAGTATTAGAGTGAAATAGTCCATATATCTCTTTTTCTTCGTAGTAGTAGATACCAGCACCGTCACAAATACTACACATCGGATCATGGGAATTTTGCTCGAGGTCAGTTAGGTTGAAGCACGCAATACTTTTGCGATGTACCATGCGTATACCCCTTTGACTTAGCAGTTGGTCAAATGCGACTCCTCGAATAGAAGGATCAGGTATTTGCATAGGGAAGAAACTAGGCATAGTAGTTGGGGCTACTGCCGGAGGTGTATATATTTGACTTGGCTTATCCATCGACATTGTTTTTATCTCCCTTACTCTCATTGTCCTCAGCCCAAAGTGGCTGCAGGTTAGTATAATGACAAGCTCTTTTAACCTGCTCAGGATCCGTAAGATCGAAGGCGGACAAAGGAATAATATGATCTATATGCCAGCCCCTCTTACTATGGTTATCCCAGGACATATTTGTAGAGAACTTTGATTCTATGTACAGTTTGAATTCTTCTATAGAGCAACCTAGATCATCAACAGAGGATCCACTTTTCCATTTATTACGCATAGCTTTGTTAAGCCTTGAACGTAAAACACATTTAATTTTGAATAATAAATCAGTACCATATCTATGGTTTTTATAGTCGCTTTGATAAGCAGAGTGGCGAATTTTATTATTTAATACCCATTCGGACGATTGTTTATTTCTACACTCGCGGCATTTACCTCTATTTCTGCTGAAATTACATATAGGCAGTATTTTCATACATAGATTGCATTTCTTACTCTCTTCCATCGACATGGCTTGACTCCTGGGTTGTCTATAGGATATCTTACCTCGAAACATCCCCAATATCCATTTTGTATAATATTAATATATAGATACTGATTCCAAAAATAAATAAAATAATCAGTAT